AGGAAGTTCAGAGCCATCAGACTTTCTGCCGCTATCCTGCACCCTGTCACTCACAGCAGGAGCTGCATAAAGAGCAGCTGCTCTCAGCACCTTGTCGGCCTTGGATGCTTCCCTGAAGTTCTTGAGCTGCTGCTTCAAGAAAGCTGAAGTGGAGTCATAGACAGGCATAAATTATTTTGTAAAATATTTTTGCAGATAAATTTTAACTGCTACTATTGCATTACAAATCTAACCAATTAAACAACATGCAGACAAGAGTATCATTTCACGATTATTTTGGTTTCGGTATTTCAATCGATGCCAAAGGCACTATTTATGACATTCAGAAATTCGCCACCATGTATGGCGGATCATTAACCGTCTATGACATGAGCAAGACTCAATTTGCTCAAGACTATCTGGAGAAGCCATATAGACTTTCTTATCGGCTTAACAAAGCCCCATTTGAAATATTCATCTATGGCATTGAGCTGACTGAGGATGAATACAATACTCAGATATTAGCTTGGAATGGCAAGCAGTGTGTGTCGGTTGAGGCCGGAAGCAATCTTACCCTTATTGATAACTCTTACCTTCTGCTCAGATGATTAACAGAGGCATTAAGCAAGTAATTAAAGAGGCCTTGTTTCAGGGCTTTTTCTGGATTGTCTCTTTAATCTTAGTCATACTGTTGGCCATTAAATTCATAATCTATGTCAATGGATAGAGACATCACCATCTGCCTGACCAGCTGCGGTCGCTTTGACCTATTGGAGAAAACCATCAGCTCATTGGTTACTTATTGGGATGGCCCTCCTCCAGCTGCATTTCTAATCCATGAGGACTCAGGAGCAATCCCTACTCAATTAGGCATTGAGCTTAATCGCTTTCTCAAAAGGCATTGGCAGATTGAGGCTGAATGGTCAATGAGTAATCGGGCTGGACAAGTTCATGCCATTGATGTATTATACCATAAGGTAGAAACTCCTTACATATTTCATTGCGAAGATGATTGGGAGTTCTACCAGGAGGGCTTTATAAGTGATTCTAAGGCTGTTCTGGAGACTGAACCTAAGTGTGCAGTGGTTTGGATTAAGCATCCAGCAGATAGAAGTGGGCATACAATCATGCGTGATATTAAGCTCACCAAAACCGGAGTCAGGTATCAGCAGTTAGCGCATAGATATAGAGGTGATTGGCATGGCATGACTTGGTCTCCTGGTCTTAGGAGACTGTCTGATTATATGATTGCAGGTGAGTTTTCAAAATTCTGCACATGGCGGCCAAATGACCACATCATTGCGGAGAAGGACTATAATAAAAGATATTATGACCTCGGTTATAGTGGTTTCACATTATGCCGGGGCTTCATCAAGCATTTAGGCAATATTCAATCTTTAAAAAAAAGAAAATTATGAAAGCAGCACTTTACTTCAGGCTGGATGATCCGGAGGACATTCAGGCACACATGCGATGCACTAAGGCAACAGACATGGCTCTGGCATTGTATCGACTAAGGCAGGCAATTCACAAGGCAATAGATGAGTCGGAGGATGGCAAGCATGTGGATGGTGACCTTCTAGGTGATAAAGTCAATGAGATATTTGAGGAGTTCGGAATCAACTTAGAGGAGCTAATATCATGACACAGCTAGAGCAGCTCAGAGTGATTGTGGCAAAGGAAATTAAGACTAAGCAATGGCTAGCAGAGCAGCAGTCAAATAGCGTAAAGACAAAATATTACTTTGCCGGAGGGCTGGCTGCTTTACAGTATGTAAAACATATAATTGACAGATTGATAAATGAAACTGGAAGATAAGCAGACAGCAGTGGAATGGTTATTCCGCAGTCTATGGGATACACCTAAGGATAAATTGACATGGTGGGCAATATTCGATGAGGCAATGGCTATTGAGAAGCAGCAGATAATTGATGCTCATGAATCATCCTATATCGAAATGAACCTGGCTTTTAGAGCCGGAGAAAGAGCTGAACAATATTACGATGACAATTATGCCAACTGATAAGCTAATTGAGAAACTAGAGCGAGAAATCATCGCTCTCCAGGATGAGCAGACAGCCATCTTGAAAAAGAAGTACAGCCTAGAGGATCAGCTAAGATTGCAGAAGAAACGCATTGCTGACCTTGAGCTAAGAGAGACTGATGCTGTGGAGGGTAAGAAGGGATGGCAGAAGGTCTCTGCATTCTTGTTGGCCATCTGGTTGCTTGTGCTTTCACTACTCGGAATTGAGCGAAAGTAATTGCAATAAGTAGCATTTTTAAATACTTTTCGCAAAAAATGACTAATCCAATCGAAGAGCTGATAGATTTCATTATTGGCAATGAAGGCAAGATAGACCTCAATGATGTGCTGATTAAGGCTGAGCTAATTAATATGCGCTCAAAGCCTAGGCATGCCGGATGGTACTTTAATGGCCAGCTGGTTCAGTCACTTGATGACCTTAAAGGCAGAACCATGTCAGAAAATAATACTCCAAAACCTATTTATTACTATCCGTGAATATGCTGGACTATTGGGATGAACCGCATTATGAGAAGCCATTGAGTAAGCACATTGAGCAAATGAAAAAGAAGCCTGATGCTATCAATCATCCAGAGCATTACGGAGGCTCAGACAGCACCTATGAGGCCATTAAGGTCATTGAGGCTTGGGAGCTTGGCTTCTGCCTTGGCAATGTCATCAAATACATTAGCAGAGCAGGCAAGAAGGGCAGCAAGCTGGAGGACTTACGGAAGGCTCAGTGGTATCTCAACCATGAGATTGAGAGGCTTGAAATAATAAAAGATTGATTTATTATGATAGATGCTAATAAATTAAAATCAATAGCTGATTGCAAGGGTAAAATCAAAGATATTTTAAATGATGATGATATTATAGCTCTTGCAAAAAATGGAATCTGCCCCCATTATTTAATTACTAATCCAATAACAAAAGAAGAAACCATTTGGTTTATACCATCTGAATTAAATGATTGGTTTGTAAATACATTTGTTCAATATAGACAAGGCCATTTTGAGCAAAAACATAATTTCATTTATTTTAATAAATATGAATTTAAAATCAAAAGTAAAATACCAGATGAACTTTCAATAATTGATAATTTATTTGAATTGCCTATTGGGAATATTTTTACAACATCCGGCATATATTTTTTATGCTTGGATGGTAAAATCAAATATATCGGTCAAGCAGAAAACATAAGTGCGAGAGCTTATACGCACTATAAAGAAGGAATGAAAAATTTCGATTCTGTTTTTTTTATTACTTGTCCAAAAAAGCAATTATTTGAATTAGAAAATAGTCTAATTAAATATTTCAGACCAGAATACAATATTGCTGCTAAGGCAGAAATAAAATCTAATCATTTAGATGTTATTAAATGTTTGTCTAGGGCCGCACAAAGCCTTGTTGAATCAGGCCAGCGTTATCACAGTTGAAGCATAGGCCTTCACCTCTCAGGTTTAACTGCCTAGCCCAGATTGCCAGAGACTGCTGATATCCATCAAGGAAGGTTGCCATAGCTCTCTCGGTGAACTCACGATTGCTTTGGGCGAAGTAATTTGCTCTGGATGATGCTACCTTCTGCCAAAGTATCTGATAGCACAATAAGTTTGCCCAGGCATCAAGAAGAAACTCTTTCTGCTGACAGATGAAGCTATCAAGGCTGCACAATAGCTGAGCATCAATGTATATTCCTGACTGACTGTTATCCTGAGTCCAGCTATCTCCGAACCCATAGCCTAGCGGAGCAGTAACCGGAAAGATGCTCCAGCCATTGCGCCAGAGGTAGGTGAATCTGGTGGCACATTCCAAGTCCATCTGATTCCAGCCCCAATCAATGAAGAAGCCTGAAGTGGTGGGCAGGTTGGTGCAATCCATAGCCACCATGATGTTGATTTTATCGAAGTCAGAATAGAACTCATTATTGACAGGCAGATAGTTCATGCCCTCAACAAGGTCAGCAGTTCCTTGATCTAGCACCTTGCCATCCTGAGTCTGGAAAATATACCAAGGCACTCCGGCAACAGCTGGCCCGGCATTGTAAACATAAATCTGCTTGACTCTTAATGACAGATACTTACTACCCTGAACGCTTACAAATGCTCCTTTAAGAATTGCCTCTGCTGGAACAGTTGTAATCTGCTGCCACTGCTGCACGAAGTTCTTGCTAGTCTGGAAAAGAATTTGATCTAGCTGAGCCTCTGCTGATGTGAATAAGGCAGACTGAATGTCTCTCTTGATTCTCACATAGCTGACAGCCTGAGCTGAGTTCCACATGCCTACATAAGACACTTGCTCAGGAGTTGCAATCTTATCGAGAAGCTCCGAACTCATGCCCGGATAGTCATTGATGTAGAGGCCAGACAAAGGTGCATCAGCTGTGCATCCTTTCAATCCGATGTAATCTTCGAGGCAATTCATTTTACAAAGTTAAACATTATCAGCACTCCCAATATTAGGTGCTGTAATCCTAAATATCTTATTAGTTAAGGCTACCCATGCGGACAGAACCTGCCCTAGAATAAACATCAGCACTGAATCTGATTGCTCTACTTTTTGGATTTTATAGAGCCAGCCAACCCCTGCAAGCAAGCCAACAAGCACAATAGAGGTGCAGGTGTAGGCATAGACCTGCATGCGCTTACTGAATAAAGCATGGCTCACATGCCGGGAATAAGGCTTTTCAGCAGCCCTCCCACGAACTTGCCTCTTCTCTCCGCCCTGTCCTGCTTGATGCTCTTGTTCTGCTGGCATGAATCGAGATAAATGACTGACTTACCTAGGCCTTTTATTTGAATTTTCATGCTATCAACAGACTCAATCATCCGATTCTGCCGAATGTTACTATTGGTCAGCCTCTCCTGATTCATGGCTATCAGATTGTCAATCTTCTTATGGTTTACATTAGTAACATAAACATCACCTCCGATGTAGATGACAACAGCCACCAGAATAACTGCGAACTCCTTTGATATTTTCATCTGAATAAATTTTTAAACTTCTGAAATAGCTTCTGATAGCCATTCATGTCTACCAGCTTCTGACTGTCATCATAATATAGCACCGTTTCCAGCATGCCCTTGTGCATATCAATAGCCATCCGGTAGAGCCGATATAGTAGAATGATTGACCAACCATGATGGTATAGCCATTCTTCTCCTGGGTTATAGAAATGAGGCTCTGGGTTAGCCATTTTAGTCAGTATAATAGCTCCGTAGGCAGGAGTATCATAGATAAATTTCACTAGCTCCTCCCTTAATTCGTGAGTCATAATATTAGTAAGTCCAGATGACCTTCGCAGGCTTGGTGGGATCGCAATCAGCGTGAATGAATGTGCTGCTTACTCCAATTCTAGTAATACCGGATTTCAGCAGACTATCAATAATTACAAATCGCTTATCGCCATCTGTGCAATGTATGTCTGCTGCCCATCCCTGACAATGACTACTTCCCTTAACTGCTCCTTTTAATTTAGAATTGTGAGCCTCTGTTCGATAGCCTGAGTTAATTTTAAATGGCACTCCGGCAATGGCTCTGGCATTGTCCAGCATCTGAATAAACTTAGGCTGCATCTTAGCCCCTGAACCAGGAGCATCAGGCGAATCAAACTCTGTTATTTTAAAATGCTTAAGCGGGAATTGCATGCTGTAAAGTTACTTGATGCGAGTGAATTTTTTAGCTGCACTTTTCACCGACTTTTTGCCCACACAGCCCCAGGCTTTCCGACTTAAATCATTGGCACATGGTGGGTTCTTGCATTTCTTTATGCCCGATGACCTTGCACAATAATTATCACCTTTAGGTGTGCCAGGAGCAATGGAGTAGCCTTTAGCACCAAAGCTGACTGTCTTGCCATTGACCTTGGTTTTAAATTTCTTGTCTGCCATTATCTTCCTTGTCCTTTATATTTTTTCTGGTTGCTTGCCTTTGGCCCTGAGGTCTTGCTATGCTTCCCCTCTCTACGCTTCCCGAAGCTAATTTTAACTGATGACTCTTTAGATGCCTTTTTCATAGGGTAAATATCAATAATTATGTGCTATTATTGTAACCCCTTATGAGTCTTGAAGATAACGATTTCGGAGCGAGAACTCAAGTTCCTCAAAGTGCTGGCAACAGGCAGGCACTTCCTCAAGGATCAGGTCAATCCTGACCGACCCTCTGTTGCTCGCTGGGGCAATACACAAGCACAGGCTGACTTAATGGGTGTACTTGGTGAATATGCTGTTGCTAAGGCTCTCAAGCTACCATTTGACACATCAATAAACCTTGAAGGTGATGGAGGCAGCACAGACCTGATGCTGGGTGAATATGACATTCAAGTTAAGTCCACCAAGTATAAGACAGGCAGATTGGTCTTTAACAATCGTAAGGAGATAGGAGCTGATGTGTTTATATTATGCTGGGTGAACGAAGAGGCAATGGAAGTAACTATATTAGGCTACATTCGGAAGCAATCAATCGAAGATTGCTTAGTTGAAATGAGAGGCTAGTAGTGGAGCAGAAGTTCTTAAAGCCAATCAGCTTACTGACTGCTTACCTGGAGAAATTACCTTAGCCCTGTTCTGCCTCTCTCCTTGGCTGACTCATATTGCTCTTTAGCAACAGGCCAGAGCTGATGTCGGCAGTTGTAGCCTCCACGGTAGCTGAATATAGTAGTGCTGTTAGTGCCAGCCATGCGACCTTGCCAGCCTTTAAGGTTAGGCCACTTCTGGACTTCTTCCTTAGTGAAGAACCTGCCTGCTCTAGCCACACAGAATGGCCTTGAGTCCTGAATTAATGTGCCTTGGTATAGGTAATACTCAACATCTAAATCCTCGGCAATCGTCTGGATGTACTCAGCATTAAATGTCATCACTGAGTCATTGGTAGTCTGCTTTATGTATCGCTCTAAAAATGCCTTCTCAGTATCAGTTCCCTCAATGAACTTTCTCAAGGTCTTATTCAGCTCAGACCTTGTGCCAATCCCTGCAATGTTGTCCTTTAGCACTTCCTGAATTGCTGTGCCAAAGTTATTCCTGATGCCAGCTCCAAGGAGTGCATCCTTGGTAGTGGCTATATTGGTCTCCAGAATTGCTTTGTAAAGCTCGGTCTTAGGCTTAAAGTCATCAATGATTATGCTTATGTAATCATTAGACAGCTTAGCAAGCTGGTCAAACCCGGCAACCACTTCAGCTACTTGTGCCTGGTACAGGCTATTATTAACAATCGTGTCTGAGATGTCTTTCTTGAGCTTAATCATCTCCTTCAATGACTTCGCCCTATCCTTGGCATCTAGGCTGAGATTGCTGGCTAGGTCAATAACCTGGTCTGATAATTTAGCAAAGACTTTAGGAAGCGCATCATCCATGCGCCTCTCAATAGCCATTTGAAGCTCCTGAATCTTCTTGATTAACTCAAGCTGTCTCTCGGTCATACTTGGTCATCTGGACTTGATGAGTCCTCAACATCATCCATTAGTGGCACTAATCCTGACTTAATTTCCATTTGCTTCTCAGCTGCCAGTACATAGACATCAGCTCTCTGCTGTTGCACAGGCTTATCATACCATCCGGCATTCTCATCCACTTTCTGCATCACAAATGCCGCTAGGTTGGCACTAAGGATGTAATCCAACTGAGTGCAGCCATTGCTCGCCAGCAGGACAGTCTTTTCATCTGTGGTCTTAAAAGGCAGTGGATCAAGCTGACTCAATATCTTCAGATATGTTTTCTGAATGCTATTCTCGCCATAGAGCTTTTCAACATAGTCTTTTTCAATCCCTGCTGTGATAAGTGGATTAAATTTATTAATCATTGCCTTAGATAGCTGCTCAGCTACCATGTCGGCAGTCATCACATCATAGTCAGTAGGCACAGTAATCTGAGGCAGAGCAGCCATCACCTTATCGCTGTCCATCAGTGATGAACTGAATAGCGAATTGTATCTCTGGTACATGATGTAATAGCAGACCTTGCGGTAAACTTGTGCCAGATGCACAGTTACAGAGAAGCAGAAGGTATTAAGCTCCTTACGGTCATACTCCTTGGCTATCCCTGACTGAGCTGCCGGAATCTGACCGAGTAGCTCAAGGCCAATGGCTTTGAAACCTTGAAACTCCTTCTGAAGAATGTCCTCCTGGAATAGCTTAACAGTTTCAGTTGGCCTCTCAATGTAGCCAGCTGGAGGCACAGGCGGCACAAGTGGATTAGGATTGACAGCACTGACCCGGTCTATATTGATTTCCATCAGCCCAAATGGTGATGAACTTGCCCTTCCAGAACCTTGGCAATCATTACAGCCTATCTTTTCATCCTTTCTATTTGTCCTGATGCCTGTGCCATTACAGGTTTTACATGGAGACATCTTTAATGCCCACTTCTGTGGCAGGGCATGTGTTGCCCACAATATATTAAGGTCATCAGTCCTGAACAGCACTTCATTCCAAGCTGGTAAGCATGGAGCTAAGACTGAGTCATAGACTAGCTGACCATCTTCTTCTTCATAGATTATGTTGCCAACCTTACAGGCAGGCAGGTAGCTGAACTCATAAGGCAGTATAAAGACCTGAAATGGCTGGTCATAGGTGTACTGATTGACCTGCCGGAACAGCATTAAGCCTTGAGTGGTGAAGCACAAGAATTGATCCCACTTTTTGCGGTTCATGTCCTTGTAATCCTCTGTCTTAGTGATGACATAATCCTCACCTTCCCAGATTAAGTCCTCACTTTCAATAATGTGAGGGTAAGGCTTTGACCAGTCAAGTGTAGTGACCTGAGATGGATTCTTAACAAACTCATCATAGTCTGGCACTGTAATTACAACGGCATTACTGTCCTTCAGGTAAGTCTTTAAAAAGACATTAAAAAGCCACTTCTCCAGGCTTCCTGTCTTTGGCAGCTCATACTCTACATAATTCTTAAGAGTATTATCCATCAGGCCTATGCGCTCAGCTATGCCTGTCTTTTTAAAGTCTGACTCAAAGGTAATTTTAAAGTCATCAGCCTGCTGAATCTTCTGAAGGAATGTAAAGACTCTCCCGGTGGCAGTTGTTGTAGGAGCTTGCCATCTCCGCCTCCTGTACTCCTTCATCCATGGTTCTTCCGATGGATGCTGAGTAACTAAGAGCTTCTCGGGATACTCGTTTTCAAAGTGATATTCCAATTCCTCGGCTTTCTCACGAGCTTCCTCAATGTAGTCGTGCCTGCCTTCCCGAATTTTCTGGTCTAGCAACTTTGATAACAGTATCCCGATTAACTCTTCCATGTAACTCTAATTATTTAATCTGGGCAATCAACAATCAATGTGATGGTCTCCTGACCAAAAACACATCCGTACTCAT